TGTTTCAATGATTGCATTGTGTGCATAATGATCTCACCCATATTATTCCATTCTTCGTTAGGAATGCTCAAGGCATTTTCGTCAAAGAAGAAAGGTAATACGAGATCACCACCTTGTGATAAAGTAGGATCAAGATACACGTGGGGACGTTGAGACGCCTGAATAACATCTTGTATAATAAACGCCCTGTCCACCGTAAACTTATCATCACGAAGGTAAGGTACATAGGAAGCAATAATGCGCCCATAATGAAACCCGTTTCCGTTAATAATGAATTTAAGGTGTAATTTGGCACGAAGCAAATTGTAGTTAGATATTCTATTAATAACCCTAGGATTGGTGAAATAATCAGTCCAAGGATTAAACTTTTCAAATAGCGTCGTACCGGTCCCCCAGTTGTAACTACGAATTTTTAATGGTCTTGAGAAAAAATTCCCAAGGTCCGCATCATTATTATCGCAGATACCATAAGTATAATCTGGCTCACTGCCAACCTTATACTCCCAAGTAGATGTGGCATCTTTAAATGCCACCATCTGTTCAATAGAATTAGTGTTTGTTTTATTTATTTGTACATTAAATTTATTTTCAGTAAGCTACTATAAATACAACTGTACCATTCTCCGCTCAAAGAATGGCCAGCGACATACATTGTTGTGTTGGCGAAACACGCCCGTAAATACGGGTACCCATTACGGGTGCCTAAACCACACAAAGCCTATATTCAGTCCTACAGTATGTACAATCGGACTGGATACGGTAACCAGAGTGTGGATGGTGATTTGTAAAGCATCACGCTTCCTGTCACCAACAGGTGGGGATGTTTAATGTGTTCCCCGGAACACGGTGCCAAAAATTAGGCTTGGCCATAGTACGTATGTCTAAATTTGGTAATACGATCATCGTAATCCAAATCCAGCCCATGTACCAACTCGGTCAAACCGTGCCTTTCGGCTACTTCCTTCATTTGTGCACGACGTTCGTCGTACTTCTCACGTCCATACAGAAACCACTCAGTGAGTGCTGAGCCAATGCAACTACTGGCAACAGCCTCCTGCGTTTCCGTTTTCGACTTGAGATTACTATGAAGGGATTTGAAGATAGACTTCTCGTCGAGGATGCCCATATATAGGCCCAATTCCTCGTCCCATCTTGGTCTTCTCTTCAGAAAATCCAACTCATCGCAATCTAAATAATCAACTACATCTGACGTTTTGTCCGGGGGAGTAACAACCATATCAAAGTGTTCACACCACCTGACAAAGTCTAAATTATTATAGTCAATTGCTTTAGATATACTACCACCATAATCGTCGCCATACGTGATTAAGCTCACATAATCCTTAAAATGTGCATTCCACATTCTGCCATCCTGCCATGCATAAAATGCACAACGATGCAATAATGAATTCACAATAGAATTAATGTAAGCAGTTAA